TAGTTCTGGCAATGTCATGAAGGTTGTTTCCGCTGAGGCTTACTCGAAAGAAGGCTATAACCCGAGTTGTGTCATCATTGACGAACTCCATGCCCACAAGGACAGGGCGCTGTTCGATGTATTCTCGCTGGCTATGGGTAACCGAGGCAAACTTGGGCAACTCTATTGTGTGACCACCGCTGGAACTCGCACTGATTCAACTGGTCAAGACTCGATTGCATACAGCCTTTATCAGTATGGCAAGCAGGTTGCCACCGGTGAAGTTGTTGACCCAACTTTTTTTATGGCTTGGTGGGAGGCTGATGAGGATGCTGACCACCGCTTGCCTGAAACTTGGGCTTCCTGTAACCCTGGTTTCGGTGATCTGGTTTCGGAAGAGGACTTCGCTTCTGCTGTGCGCCGAACCCCCGAGGCTGAGTTTCGCACTAAGCGACTGAACCAATGGGTGAATAGCAAAATGGCTTGGTTGCCAGCCGGTGCTTGGGATGCGCTGTCTGAGGATTGGGAGATGACTCCAGACACTGAGTATGTCCTCGGCTTTGATGGTTCTTGGTCTGGTGACTCTACTTCTGTTGTCGCGGTTGCCCTGCCTACCGAGGAGGGCGAGCCTTACCGAGTGAAGCGAGTTGCTTCTTGGGAAAAGAACTTCGCTATCGATGATGACTCTTGGCGAGTTAGCAAAGATGAGGTCACCGCTTGGCTGATGAAGTTTCACACCCAGTTCCCTCGGATGCGAGAGATGGCCTGTGACCCTTCCTATTGGTTTGATGAACTACTGCTCTGGCAAGAGTCCGGCATTCCTGTGGTGATGTATCGCAACTCGCCTGAGCGAACTGTGCCAGCAACCTCGAAGCTGATGGATGGCATCATGACTGGCAAGATAATCCATGATGGTGACCCTGCGCTTGCTCGCCATATCGACAACTGCATCCTGAAGATTGACCCTCGCGGTGGGCGAATTACCAAGGATTACAAGCAACCTAAACTCAAGGTGGACAATGCTATTGCTTTGATGATGGCTTATGATAGGGCTTCGGCTAGAATGGAAGAGGAGATTATTCCTCAGTTTTTCTTTTAGGCAGGTATAGATGGCAAACTTCTTTGATAGGTTCAAGCGCGAAGATCGCGCCATTTCTTTCCAGACTGTCTGGGGTGCTGGCGGTGACCTTGTTGTTGGCAACTATTCCAATACTGTTGTAAATGCTAAAACTGCTTTCAGCCTCATCCCTGTCTTTAGCGCAGTGAGCCTAATCAGCGACACCATCTCGACTCTGCCAGTGGATGCCTTCCAGCGCATTGATGGCAACCGCAAGCCTTACCGCCCTCGCCCGTCATGGGTTGACCAGCCAGACATTGACCAGACTAGACAGGCTCACTATCAGCAGGTTTTGGTTTCGCTTCTCATCTGGGGCAATGCTTATGTTCGCATCTTCCGCAACAGCAAGGGTGAGGTTGTCAACCTTGTAGCTCTTGACCCTCAGAAGATGACTGTCACTCGCTCAGCTATCGGGCGCAAGATTTTCACCTATGCGGATGAGGGCAACACTCTCAGCTCTGAAGATGTCATGCACATCACCGATCTGCTTGAGCCTGGGGCTATCACCGGCATTAGCCGAGTAGAGCGCTTGCGCGAAGCACTAGGTCTAGGCATTGCCTTGCAAGACTTCGCGGCTACCTTCTTTGGTCAGGGTGTAACTGGTTCGCTTGTTGCAGAAGTGCCTGGCAACCTAACCCCTGATCAGGCTAAGCAACTGTCTGATTCGATGTCTAACCGTCATGGTGGTTGGCGCAAGTCTGGCCGAGTGCCTGTGCTTACTGGTGGCGCAACCATCAAGGACATCTCAATCCAGAATGACCAGAGCCAGTTCATTGAGTCGCGCCGCTTCTTTGTCGAAGAGATTGCTCGCCTATTCAATATCCCTCTAAGCATGATGGATGTGCCTGGCTCATCGAGTTATGCCAGTGTCGAACAGAATCAGATTTCCTTTGTTACCCACTGCCTTCGCCCATTCATCGAGAAGCTGGAGTGGTCTTACTCTCGCCTACTACCTGAGCAAGCCTTCTTGAAGTTCAATGTCGATGGTTTGCTTCGCGGTGACTTCAACAGCCGCATCTCGGCTTATGCAACTGGTTTGCAGTCTGGCTTCATGAGCATCAATGATGTGCGCCGAATCGAGGACATGACCCCTGTTGATGGTGGCGATGTCTACCGAGTGCCACTAGCCAATGTCAACCTATCGGCTTCTAACTTGCCAGAACAGCAAGGAAAGATTGAGATGGTCAAGGCTCTGATTCAGGTTGGCTTCAACCCAGAGGATGCGCTCAAGGCTTTCGGTATCGCACCTATCGCCCACAGCGGTGTTCCTTCAACCCAGTTGCAAGCGGTCAACACCATTGACCCTGAGAACCCTGCATCGGTTTATGGGGTCTAATGGCTATCACTCAAGCGGTTTACTCGGTAGGCACAGCAACTCAAACAGTTGTTGCGCCGACTAATGATTTTGCTGAGTATGTCCTAAAGAACCTAGAACCACAAGGCGCAGATAACCTAGCAAGAGATGGCCATATTTACCTTGTTGGTCAGCAATTCACTATTGCCCCTGGTGGCACTGTTGCCTTCTCAATGACTACTGGGGTAACTGGCGCACAGTTCGAGTTCTATCAGATTATCTCTAGTGATGCGCCTGTTTATTCTTCGCTGGTAGAAGGCGCAACCATTGTCACTAATGGTTCTGCCATCCCTGCCTATAACCTAAACCGCAATCACAGCGACAGCCACAGCGCAGTGCTACTGCCAGCAACCTCGGTAACTGGCGGCACTGTTATCAGTTCAGAGTTTGTGACCGCTTCAATTCATGGCGGTGGCGCACTGGGTTCAGACAAGGTTCACACCCTTAAGCCTTCAACTCAGTATGCGATGCGCTTTGTCAATCAGGGCAATCAGACAACCACTGTTTTCTTTCAGCTCGGTTTCGCTGAACAATACAATGGCTACTCTGAGATTTGGTTAGGCACTGTGGATAACTCTTTTGTTCTTCGACCTGGGCAAGAACTCAAGATGACACTGAACCCGAACTCTCCAATCAATGCCACCGCGAAAGCCGATGGTTGCCGTCTATCAGTTATGAGGCAGGAATAAAATGCCATATTTCATTACCAAAGAAAATCCAGAGTGTTCAGGTTGGGCTGTCGAGGATGAGGCTGGTGCGGTGCTAGGTTGCCATGACACCAAGCAGTCAGCGATTGATCAGGCTGTCGCGGTGAGCATCAACACCGATGAGGAGTTTGTTGGCGAGCGCGCTGCGGTAGATTCCCTCCAGCCAGGTGACTATGTTTCTTGGAATGTCTTTGACCCTGAGATTCTTGCCGAGGTCGAGATGACCAAGGGTCAGATGGCTGTCCTGAAACTGTATGAAGAAGAGGATGGCATTTTCACCGCCACCGATAAGTTCCTTATTCTCAATGTCTTGAAGCTCGAGAAGATTGCTCGCCCTGAGATGATTGCCGAGAAGTTCGAGGAAATCGAAACCGACCAGCCTGAGCTTGAGCAGGTTCGCGCAATCAATGAGGGCGCACCGGCTTATATGCGCGCAGCAGCCAGGCGCGGACTTGAATACTATGCTGAGGGTCTTGCCGGTGATGGTGTTGTTGAGCGCACTATCAGCGAAGCCCGAGCAATGGCTGAGGGTGAGATTAGCGATGACAAGTGGGTGCGCATTGCCGCTTGGATTGCTCGCCACCTTGTAGACCTAGACAGCCCAGATGCTGACCCTTCTTCTGAGAACTACCCTTCGCCTGGTGTTGTTGCCCATTTGCTTTGGGGTTCAGGGCCATCGAAGCGAGCAGCAGAGCGCACTCTCGCATTTGCTGAATCGGTTGTTGCTAGAATTAGGGAAGAAGAGAGAGGCACTATGACTGATCTAGTAATGGATGAGGCTCGCGCTAAGTGGCTTAAGGTTGCCTATTCAATCAAGGCGAAACTTGAAGGCACTGTTGAGGGTCGCGCTATTGGCGGTCGCGGAGTTCGCACTAACCATGTCGAGTTGCGCGCCGAAGGAGATGGGCGCACCTTCACAGGTTATGCGGCGGTCTTTAACCAGCCAAGCCTTCCTCTACCTTTTACCGAGATTGTCAAGCCTGGCGCTTTCAAGCGGTCGCTTCAGTCGCGCAATCGCATGATGCTGCTTTGGAATCATGACACCTCAAACCCTCTAGCCTCAACTCGCAATGGTTCGCTTCAGATGGTTGAGGACTCAGTTGGTCTAAAGGTCACAGCAACCCTGCCAGACACCACCCTTGGTCGCGACATCGCAGAGCTTGTTCGCACAGGTGTCATTGATGCCATGTCATGGGGCTTCGCTGTCAAGAAAGACTCATGGTCACAGGATGGAAATACTCGCTACCTAGAAGATGTTGATCTTTTCGAGGTAAGCATTGTTAGCACCCCTGCATATGAACAAACCTCGGGAACTATCGCAGTCCGCGCAGTAGACACCATCTCAGCCGACCTACTAGCTGAAGCCTTGCTGAAGATTGAGTCAGGCGAAGAACTAGACCCAGAGCAGGGCGCACTAATCGGTGCGGTTATTGGTAAACTAACTAAGACAGAAGAGCCAGAAGTTAAAGAAACCGAAGGTGACATCACTGCTCTCTATAAGGCAAAGCTCGCGCTTGCCGAGATTGGAAACTAATGGCTACCCCAGCAGATATCAAAACCGCAATCGAAGTCATCAAGGAAATTGCTGGCGATCCAGAGGTGGGCGCTGTCAAGGAACTGATTGACTTACTAAACTCCAGCACCTCGGCCAAAGAAGTCCGAGTAGTTGCTGCGAAAGAGGCTCGCTAACCCCTATCTGCGAGCCGACCCCCCCGAGAGTTTTTCCCTTTCGCTCGGGGGGTTTTCGCTTACCCTAAGCGACTATGTAGCAACCTTGTAGAATATAACTAGGTTCTGAGTTCCTCGGCCTGTATCTGTTCAGAGTTCCTCGGCAGAATCCCCTAATTCATTTAACAAAGGAAATAACCATGTCAGAGTTCTTGAAGAACCAGGCAGAAGTTCGCAACAACCTTGTTGCTCAGATGCGCGAAATCCTAGATTTTGCTTCTGAGGAAAAGCGCGGACTGTCAGCCGAAGAAATGCAGAAGATCGACCGCATCGAAGCCGACATCGAGGCTCGCGATGCATCTATCGCAACCGCAAAGCGCATCGAAGAGCGCGCATCTCAGGCAACTGAGGCTGCTGCTTCATTCGCACCAACCACCGCTGCAACCTCAACCGATGCAGACTTGCTTCGCGCAATCGCTCGCGGTGAAGTTCGCGGACATGAGTTTAACCGCGAAGTTCGCGCTGCTCTAGTTCCATCAGCAAACACTGTTGGTCAGTCTTTCTACAACCGAGTTTTCGAGGTTGCTCAGATGGTTGGCCCAATGCTAACTACCTCTCAGGTATTTAACACTCAGTCAGGTGAGAACTTTGTTGTTCCTACCTCAACCGCGCTTTCAACCGCTGGTTCAGTTGCTGCCGGTTCTGCAATCTCAGTCAGTAACCCGACCTTCAGCAGCCTAGTATTGGGCGCTGAGAAGTATGGAGCAATTGTCGAGTTGAGCCAGGAACTTCTAAGCGATGCCGGTTTCCCAATCGAAACCTTTATCGCTGACGAGCTTGGTAAGGCAATTGGTATTCAGGCAAACACTGTCCTAACCACCAAGTTGGCTGCCGCTGCTGGTTCTGCTGTAACTGGATCGACTGCCGTAAGCGGTGCATTCAGCTACGAAAACCTAATCGATTTGGTCTATTCAATCGATGGTCAGGCTCGAATGATGAACTCAGCCGGCTTCCAGATGAGCAAGACTGGTCTAGCGACCGCTCGTAAGCTCAAGGATGGCAATGGTTCATACATCTGGACTGACTCTGCTGTTCCTGGTCAGGCTGCAACCCTTCTTGGTTATGCAGTTTACGAGAACCCTGCTGTTGCTGCTGTGGCTACTGGCGCTAAGTCAGTATTCTTCGGCGCACTTGATTCATTCAAGGCAAGAATCGCCGGTGGAATCCGTGTCGATGTTTCAACCGAGTATGGTTTCAACACCGACACCGTAAACTACCGCGGCCTAATTCGCCTCGATGGTGGACTAACCCATGCCTCAGAAATCCAGTATTTCAAGGGCGGTGCCTCATAGGCCGTTCCCTTTTAGGGTAAAGACTGGAAGCCCCTCGGTGTGCGTAGGCATCGGGGGGTTTCCTCTTACCCTGATACTTTGCTAGAGTGTTATCAAAGAAAGGGAATCTAATGGAATATATCTTTTTAGTTATCGCTCTAGCCATTGTTATTTTGCTTTGGAAAATCTATAAGGAACTGACTTGGATGGGTCATGTCATGCTTATCGAGTTTGACAAGATAAATGATGGAATCTTTGTCGAGGATATCTGTGATGACTGCGCGCATGAGTAAAAACAAAATCAATGGTCTTATCTCTGTCTGGTCTAATTCTCCTGACCAGCCAACAGGCTACGGGCAACAGGCTGGCTATCTAGTTGACCGCTTGAAGCGCGATGGCGCAAAGGTGGCAGCTCTTTCCAACTATGGTTTGGAGGGCAACCTAAGCACCTATCAGACTAAGTTCGGTAGCATCCCTCATTACCCTCGCGGTTCTGAAGCCTACTCGAATGATGTCGGCCCTATGCATCATGCTCACTTCAAAGCCAAGCACCCTAACCTGCCAGATGCCCTTATCGGTCTTTATGACTGCTGGGTGATTCAGGGCAAGCAGTGGGAGAAAATCAATATGGGCTGGTGGACTCCGCTTGACCATATTTCTATGCCGCCAAAGGTTGAGGAGTTCCTGCGCAAGCCTAATGTCACCCCTATCGCTATGGCTCCAAATGGTGTGCGCCAGATGGAGGCTAAGGGCATCGATTGCGAGTATGTGCCTCATGGCATTGATACCAAGATTTACAAGCCGACAGCAACCATCGAGGGGCAACCTGCCCGCACCTATATGGGCTTGAAGGATGAGTTTGTTGTGGGGATGGTTTCGGCTAACAAGGCTTCGGGGTTGATTCACCGCAAGGCTTTCAGCGAGAACCTGTTGGCTTTCAGTATCTTCCGCCAGAAGCACCCTGATGCTGTGCTGTATATGCACACTGATCCGCTGGGAACTCAGGGCGGTTGGCAGTTGCTTCCTATGCTTGCTGCTTTTGGTATTCCTAAAGAGGCTGTTATGTTTCCGCCTTTTGTTGACTACCGCTATGGCATGAGCCAGCAGACTCTGGCTGGGCTTTACAGCGCCTTTGATGTCTTGCTTGCTAGTTCTTATGGTGAGGGCTTTGGCATCCCAACTGTCGAGGCTCAGGCTTGTGGCACTCGAGTGATTGGTTCTAGCTGGGGCGCAACCCCTGACTTGCTCGCTGAGGATTCTTGGATGGTTGAGGGGCAGCCTATGTGGGATGCTGGGCAAAATGCTATCTGGCAGATGCCTCTTGTGCCTTCGATTGTCAATGCGCTTGAGGAGGCTTATCAAGCCGAGCGAGGCACTAGCCAGGTTGCGGTTGATTTCGCTAAACAGTTCGATGTCGAAACTGTCTGGCAGAAGCACTGGCTTCCGGTCATCGGTCGCTTGCTAAACAAATGATTCCTGTTCTCGGCTTCTGCACTCTGAAGCGGTTTGATTTGGCTGACCGCTTGCTTGCTTCGATTGATTACCCTGTCGAGCATCTAGTCATCATCGACAACTCGGGTCTTGGTTCGACCGGCTACACCCCTAAGAAGCCCGATTCTGTTAAACACCTGTGGACTCTCAGGATGCCCTTTGGGCTGGGTTTAGTTGGCGCTTGGAATCTGATTATCAAAGCAACCCCTTATGCCCCCTATTGGCTTCTGGTGAATGATGATGCCTATTTTGAGGCTGGTGCTTTGGAGAAGATTGCTACTGAGGTGGACACTCAGGCTCTGAACTTCTTGCAGATCAACACCGCCTGGTCTGCGGTTGTTTTCGGTGAGGGCATGGTTGACAAGGTCGGTCTCTATGATGAGCGCTTCTATCCGCTATATTATGATGACAATGACCTAGAGCGCCGAGTGCGCCATCATGGTGTGCCTATCAAAACCATTGATGCGGTTGTCCATCATGACAACAGCTCAACCCTAAACAGCGGTTATCAAGAAATGAACCATCGCAGTTTTGGGGCGAATATGCGCCTGTTTGATGACAAGCAAGCTGAGGGTGATTTCAGCCAGGGTGGTTGGAGTCTCAAGACAAGAAGGGCAAACCGATGGGACTAACTGTTTACACTGGCGGATCTTTCGATTTATTCCATTCTGGCCATGTCGCCTTCCTGAAGCGGTGCAAACAACTAGCTGGCAAGGGTGGCAAGGTTGTTGTCAGCCTGAACAGCGATGAGTTTATTCAAGCCTATAAAGGCAAAGGCTTGATTATGAACTATGCCGAGCGCAGGGCTGTGCTGAAGGCTTGCCGGTTTGTTGATGATGTCATTGAGAACTGGGGCGGCGCGGATAGCACTATGGCTATTGACTGGGTTAGCCCTGATCTGATTGTCATCGGCTCGGACTGGGCTAGGCGCGACTACTACACCCAGATGGGCTTTGACCAAGACTGGCTAGATGAGCGAGGCATCGGGCTTGTGTATATTCCTTACACCGCTGGCATCTCCAGCACCGAGATAAAGGCGCGACTAGCCAAGCGATAGAATAGAAGCATGGCAATCACCAATGGATATTCGACACTAGCCGAGGTCAAGGCTGCGCTTCGCATTACTGACACAATCGATGACTCGCTTCTCGAGATGGCTATTGAGTCTGCCAGCCGACTTCTTGATTCATATACCGCCCGCTCTTTTTACAGCTCTGGCACTGCTGTTGCTCGCTACTATGCAGCAACCAATGATTACCTAACCGAGATTGATGATGCTGTTTCTATCAGCCAGGTTGCAACTGACTTCTCAGCAGATGGCACTTATGACACTATCTGGGATGCCAGCGATTATGAGATCCTTCCGCTGAATGGTCGAGTTGATGGTTTGGCTGTTCCTTACAATGGCTTGCGAGCCATCGGTGATTACACCTTCCCTCTGTGGAATGGTGAGGGGCTTGTCAAGGTCACTGGTGTCTGGGGCTGGTCTGCTGTTCCAATCGCCATCAAACAGGCTTGCATCATTCAGTCAAGCCGAATCTTCAAGCGCCTAGACTCACCGCTCGGTGTGCTATCTTCACCTGACCTTGGCTTCATGCGAGTCGGTTCAAAGATTGACCCAGATGTTGCACAGTTGGTTGACCCTTATAAGATTGTGAAGTTCGCTTAATGGCTTCGATTGCCGCGCTTCGCACAGGGATAGCAACCAACCTGGGAACTATCTCAGGGCTTCGCACCTCTTCGACAGGTTTTATTCCTGACAATGTGAATCCGCCATATGCCATTGTTGCCCCAAGCACTGTGGACTATCACAAGAGCTTCTCTACTGGCGGTCTAAATACTTACAACTTCACAGTCACTGTGGTTGTTGGGCGCGTATCTGAGCGCACTTCGCAAGCAAGCCTAGATGCTTACTGTTCCCCTACAGGGTCGGCATCTATCAAGGTTGCGGTAGAATCAGATAGGACACTAAGCGGAAATGCATATGACTGTGTAGTGACCGGCATGAGAAACTATGGATCAATTACCATAGCGGAAAATACCTACTTGGCAGCCGAGTTTGACTTGGTTGTTCAGGCTAACTAACTAGGAGAAATACAATGGCAAAGTTTGTTGCTACTGATTACAAGGTGACTGTCAATGGCACTAACCTTTCGTCATCACTAACCTCTGTTGACCTAAGCCTTTCGGCTGATGAGGTTGACACCACCACCTTCGGCGGAGAGTGGCGCACTGTCACTGGCGGTCTAAAGTCTGGTTCAATCACCCTAAACTTCAACCAGGACTTCGGTGCTGGTTCAGTTGATGCAACCTTGTTCCCGCTGTTCAATACCGCGGCTACTGTTGTGATCACCCCGACTTCCTCATCGGTGAGCAGCACCAACCCGAGCTACACCGCGATTGCGCTTTGCAACTCATACCAGCCTTTCGCTTCATCAGTTGGTGACCTAGCAACCCTTTCGGTTACTTGGCCTACCTCTGGCACTGTAACTCGCGCAACTGCCTAATCAGGGCTAGACTCTAACTCATGAAGATTAACCTGCGCATTGAGTTTGTGTCTGGTGAGTCACAGGAAGTTTCTGCGACCGCCCCTGATCTTGTTGCTTTCGAGGACAAGTTCAACTTGAGTGTTACTAAGCTCGAGTCTGAAATGAAGTTCACTCACCTAGTCTGGCTTGCCTGGACTTCTCTGAGCCGACAGAAACTAACCAGCAAAGAGTTCGATGCTTGGTTGGCGGATGTCGCTTCGGTAGGGCCTGAGTCTTCCCCAAAATAGTCGGGCTGGGCGATAGTTCCGCTCATTGGTATATCGCCAGCCTTGCTTGTGAAACAGGCATCGCCCCTCAAGTGCTAATGCAGGAGAGTGAGCGGATGCTTTGGACAATGGGCAGATACTTGGTTAGCCGTAACCTGCCCAGAGGCTAAAAGAAAACCCCCTGATTATCTCGGGGGGTTTTCTTCTGTCTAGATTGTTTTGAGTCCTGTGAGTCGGAAGTCTATGCCTTGCAGGATCGCACCGGCTGCGATGTCTAGCATCCGCTGAATCTGCTCTGGGGTGTGGCTTGAGTTGGCGAGGATGTCATTGAACTCTTTGCCATTGGTAATCTGACCATAGGCGAGGCGAAGAACTAGCATCTGCCAATAAGGGTTGGTGTGTGGGATTGTGTCGCTGGCAATCTGTGCAACTGTTTCGCTGGCATATGAGATGGTCATGTCGATGTCACCGAATAGGTAGCGCTCTGTGTCCATTGCTTCATTGGCAATGTCGAAGTTGTCACCCTCGCTGTCTAGAAAGTTCCAGTAAGCCCAACCGCGCGAATAGTATGAGGTGGTTTCTAGTTCGCCATCGATGTATTGGATTAGCTGGGCAACAACTAGACCATGCGAGTCTAGGAATGGGGTAACCGGCTGGTAGAGAAGAAAGTCCTCGCCATCCTTTGTAATGGCCGGCTTGTCTAGGATGTCGGTGGTGTAGATGGTCTGCATTTTGTTCTCCCTTTGTTTTCAGTTTGTGGTGCTGATAAACAAACTGTAGCACAAGTTTCACAACAAGCAAGCAAATAAATAAAGATTTCTTCGGGCGGTAGAATAGAAGCATGGCTGACTTCCAATTTCAAATCGCCCAGTTTGGGCGCTCAGGAGGCATTGCTACTAATACCCTGTCTGTTACTGATATCCGCGCACTTCAGAAGCGACTCAAGGAAATCGAGCCAACTCTTCGCACTCAGCTTGTCCGCGATGCTAAGGCAGTAGCAGTTGAACCTATCAAGCAGATCAAGACAGCAATCGGCAAGGTGACCCCTAACAGCGGTATGCTTCGACCAGGCGCTCGCCTCAACTGGAACAATGCCATTGATGCCAAGGGTCGCTCGCACAATGCCCTAGATGTCAAACCTCAGTTCCGAACCTCGATGTCAGGGCGATCAGATACTACTAGTCTTGTTCGCATTAAGGTTGGCAACCCTGCGGTTAGCCTTGCCGATATGGGTGGGCGCTCAGGTCGCTATGCAAACAAGGGTTATCAGGAGTCTGGCTACACCCGCCCATATAAGTGGAAGGGCACTACTCGCAGCCACAAACTCAATGGTCAGTTCCGAGGTGTTGAAGAGAAGGTTGGTAACTCACCATCTCGCTTTATTTGGCCAGCGGCTGAGAGTTCTATTCCTGCTGCGCGAGAAGCAATCGAAAAGATTTTGCGCGATGCTTATGCTCGCATTAACTCGAAAGGCATTTAATGGCTGGCTCAATTCTCATTCCCCTAAAAACAGTCTTTGATAATAAAGGGCTGAAGCAAGCTCAATCTGAGTTCAGTAAGATTGGTGGCTCGCTCAAGGGTATCCTTGGCGCTGCTGGTATCGGTATCGGTCTTTCCGCTGTTACTAATGCGCTGAAAGAATCAACCAAGGCTGCTATTGATGATGTCAAATCTCAGGCACTTCTAGCCCAGCAACTTCGCAATACTGTCGGCGCTAATGAAGGGCAGATTGCTTCTGTCGAGAAGAGCATTGCAACAATGCAGATGCAAGCCTCGATTGCAGATGATGTCATCCGCCCTGCCTTTGCTTCACTGGTGCGCGCTACTGGCGATGTCGGTCGAGCAACTGAACTCACTAGCCTGGCTCTGGATGTTGCTGCGGGAACTGGCAAAGACCTTGGTGCTGTATCTCTTGCGCTTGGCAAGGCAATCAATGGTTCAACCACCAGCCTTCTAAAACTTGTTCCAAGCATCAAGGGTGCTTCTGACCCTATGGGTGAACTGGCTAAACAGTTCGATGGCGCTGCCGCCGCTGCCTCTAACAGCGATCCAATTCAAGCAATCTCAATCATCATGGGTGAGCTACAAGAACAGATTGGCGCTTATCTTCTTCCAGCCTTGAAGGACTTGGCTACCTATCTGAAGTCGAGTGAGTTTGCCGGTGCAGTTGATTCAGCCTTCATCGGCTTTGACAAAATCTTTGGTGCTGTTGATTCTTTGATTTCTCGTATCCCAGTTTTGGGCGATGCCATGAATGGTCTGGGTCAGCAACTGGCTAATGGTGAGTGGACTAAGTTCATTCCAATCATCGGTTCTTGGATTGACCTGCTAAACAACAGCAACCCTAAGCGCGGCGCTAATGCTGAATCTTCGCGCATGACTGGTCAGGCTTTGGCTTATCAGGCTTCTTTGAAACTTGGAACTGGTAAAGGCCCTGCGGTTGCTACTACAACTGCGAGCAAGGGTGCTTCGGCTGCACAGAAGAAGGCTGAGGCTGATGCTAAGGCTGCTGCTTCTAAGGCGGCTAAGGCTCGCCAAGCAATCATTGATGCCGCGAACAAGGCAGCCGAGGAAGCTAAGAAAGCCTTTGATGATCTGAAGGTTAGCATTGATGATTTCAACAAGAGTTTTGCAGATACCGCTTCAGGCTTCCAAGAGGTGTTCAAGTTCAGCACTGCTCTAGGCGATTTTGAACAGCAGACAGTGGATGCTTTCGACACTATCAAGCAGTCTGCTAAGGATGCTTTCGACAGCAAGCTGATTAGTGCCTCTGCCCTTTCTGGCTTGCTTGCTTATGCTGACCGCGAGAAGGCTTTGCTTCAGGGCATTGCCAAGCAGCGCGATGTCTTGGCGAAGAAGATTAGCATTGCTCAGGCGGTGACCGCTGGGGTTATGGGGTCGCTGAATATCACTGCGATGCTTGAGTCAGAAACCAAGCAGGTTACTAAGTCGGTTACCTCAATGGTTAATGGGATTGCGCTAACTACTACCCAGACTTTTGATGAGGTTGTTTCTGGCGGGCTTGCTGATAGTTTCCGCAAACTGGTTGACAAGACTAAGACCTTTGCAACCAACCTAAACAAACTAAAGAGCCTCGGTCTAAATGGCAACCTATTCAAGCAGATTGTTGATGCCGGTGCAGAGGCCGGCGGCGCTACCGCTGAAGCCATCATTGCTGGTGGCGCGGATGCTGTCACCGAACTCAATGGTTTGTTCAAGGAATTGTCTGATGCTGGAACTAGCATTGCCGAAACTACAACCCCTGTGCTGTATGCGCTCGGTGAGGACATCACCAACTCATTCATTGATGGTTTGCGCTCAGAGGATCAGAAGCTCATTGATACCGCAACTGCTATGGCTGCGCTGTTCACTTCTGAGTTTAAGAAGCAACTAGACCTTGCTATTGCGCCAACCCTGTCAACTATGCAACAGACCGGAGTTCAGGCACAGACCGCGCTAGACCTATCAAAGCGACCTGACCCAGTGCGCTCACCTCAGTCCTATGCAGCCTGGCTGTCAAGCATTGGCGGCATTGACCCTATTCGCTCGCCACAGTCCTATGCGGCAGCGCAAGCAGCAAACACCTACAATGTCACCATCAATGCCAATGCCATCACCGACCAGGCTTCACTTCCTAGCCTTGTAACCAATGCTTTGATGACCGCGAACAAGCAAGGACTAACCAATGGTCTTAGCAGAGTGCTGGCTATCTGATGACAACTGAACTTGTAGAACTCGGCTTCGACCTTCCGGCTTCGGTTGGTAACTTCTTCACCCTCGATGACCCTGTAAAAGGCAAACTGGATAACACCACCTATGTCCTCAGCGGTGTGATTTTCTATGATGTCACCAGCCGAGTGCGAGGGTTCAGCATCAAGCGAGGTAAGTCGCGCCAGTTAGACAACTATCAGGCAGGTCAATGCCAGATTGTTTTCAACAATGATGACCGCGCCTTTGACCCAACCTATGCTGCCAGCCCTTACTTCGGGCAGGTTATCCCTAAGCGCGAGGTGCGCATTAGTTCCAATGGTGTTAGACAATACACCGGACTTATTGATGATATTAACCTCGACTATGCACCGCAAGGCGATTCAACTGCTTCCTTCTCTGTGTCGGATGGATTCGCTAAACTAGCCAACCAGACTCTCACAGGTGGCACAGCAACCTCGCAGTTGCCTGGTGCGCGCATTGAAGCAATCCTTGACTCCAGCGATGTCCTCTGGCCTACCGCTGATCGCGCGATTGATACAGGAACAGTCCTGCTCGGGGCAGATGTGCAAGCGGTTGATGCGAATGTCCTCAACTATTTACAGATTATTGAAACCACCGAGTCGGGCCGCTTGTTCATTGACAAGTCTGGCCGCCTAGTTTTCGATGATGCTAATGCTGTGCGCCCTGTCGGCTCAACCGCAATCAACTTGGCTGATGATGGAACAGGCATCAAATACACAGGGATGCAAGTTGTTTATGGTTCAGAGCTTCTCTACAACCAGACTGTTATCGGCTCTGTAATCCCTGCTGCTGGCACAGCAATCGCTAATGGGCTAGACAGCCAAGGCTTGTATGGTATTCAGACCTACACTCGCACAGACCTGCTCATGGCTAACTCTGCCGATGTGGACTATTTGGCAACCCATCTGGTCACCCAGTATCAAGACCCAGAGTTTCGCTTTGAAGCGGTCACCATCGACCTCGGGCAAATTAGCACCGCAGAAGCCAACCAGATTCTTGGCATCGAGATGGGGCAACTCTGCCAGATCAAGTTCACCCCGAACAATATTGCCCCAGCAATTCAGAAGTATGCGGAAGTTATTGCCATCAGCCACACAGCCGATGTCAACCGCCACCTTGTAACCCTCGGCTTCTCAACCCTGGACTATGTGCCATTTATCCTAGATGATACTGTTTTTGGTAGACTAGATGTAGGGCCACTCGGCTAAGGAGAAAATTATGGCATTTGTTGGCAAGAAAACTTGGAGTGCAGCGGATGTGCTGTCGGCTTCCGACATGAACAGCCTGGTCACTCAGACTGGTGCTTTCCTCGGCACAGCAACCACCTCAACCTCTTACAGCATTGGTTCAGCGGATGCTTGGAAAACCTTGCGCTTTACTAACTCGACAGCTGCTGTGGTGACTTTCAATGGCACTGCTGGTTTGTCTGTCAATGATCGGGTGGACATCTTCCGCGATGGTGGCACTGTGACCATTGTTGCCGGTTCAGGCATCACTATGGCTGCTAATGGAACTGCTCGCACCGCTGGCACTTTCACTCTTGGCACTCAATACACTGGTGCTTCTGTTTGGTATGTGGACACTAATGCTTATCGCATCATTGGACAGGTCAGCTAATTGCTTGGCTCGCTTTGGTTCAACAGTTTTAGTGCTGGTGGCGGTGGGGCTGCTGCCGATTATGAACTGATCAGCACAACTGTTCTTAGTTCATCTGCCGCTTCTGTTACCTTCTCAGGGTTGGGAACTTCGGCTGCCGCTTACAAGCATTTGCAGATTCGCGCGGTTGTTCGCGCTTCTGGTAACTCGATTTTTAGTCGCTACAATTCTGACTCAACTTCTGGCAACTACCGCTCGCATGGTTTGCAAGGCAATGGCTCATCAGTTCTTTTCGAAGATTACACCTATGCTCGCGACAAAGGCATGATTGGTGGATTCATGGGTCTTGATGCGACTATTCCTTTTGCCTTGATTTCGGACATTTTAGATTTTCAAAATACTTCAAAATACAAGACCGCTCGCACTTTGTCTGGTCGCGCAACTGGTGGTGTTGCTTTGGATAGCCATGTCTGGATGTCAACCGCTGCAATTACTTCGGTCACAGTTTTGACTGGTGCTGCAAGTTTTACAGTCGGAGACCGATTCAGCCTATATGGCTTGAAGTAAAGAAAGGCTAACTTATGGCAAATGCAATGGTGGCTTTGGCTACAACAACCCTAGGCTCAACCGCGACAACTGTCACCTTTGGTTCGATACCAGCAACCTACCGCGACCTGCGCATTGTTATTTCAGCAGCGCCAAATGGCACAGGTTACCCTGGAGTTCAAGGCCGATACAATGGTGATACTGGGAATAATTATTATACGGTTAGAATGGGCGGGAATGGCTCAAGCACCAATTCATCTGTTACGGCTGGGGCAGATCCTTGGAACAACTGGGCTGGTTCTTATGGTCTGGGGTCTACTGCTGGCGCTATCAATAACTTTGAGATTGACATTTTGGATTATGCAACAGACAAGCACAAAACTTCACTTTGCCGAGGAAATACTCCTGGCATGGGAGTAGAAGCCTCCGCTGCTCGCTGGGCTTCAACAGCAGCGATTACATCTGTGACAGTTTTAGTTTTGGCTGATGCCTTTGCTGTTGGTAGCACCTTCAGCCTCTATGGGATTGTGAGTTAGAGATGGCTATTACTAAAATCGAAACTGTAACCCTTGGTTCAGACAGCGCCAGCATCACTTTCAGTTCAATTCCGCAAACCTACACCGACTTGATGATTGTGTTATCAGTGAGAACTAGCAACACCGAATTTGGTCAGAGTGTTCGTGTTAGGCCTAATGGCTCAACTACTAATGGGTCTGAAAGAGTTTTGCGAGCTTTCAACGGGTCATCTGTTAGTTCTTATACTGATGCTTATGCGGCAATCACGGACAATCAATTAGGTTCGGGGGCAACTGCTAACACTTTTGGAAGTGCTCAGTTGTATATCCCTAACTACACTTCGACAACTGCCAATAAGTCAATGTCATCAGAGGGTGTCAGTGAAACTAATGCTGCTGGTGGCCGTCTAGACATCATCGCAAGCCTTTGGGCCTCAACTGCTGCAATTACTTCAATAGTTCTAGACAATTCAAATGGTTACAACCTCAACACTGGAACTAGCGCAACTTTGTATGGAATCCTTAAGGGCTCATCTGGCGGAGTAACCGTCAGTTAATCTACAAGAAAGAATAAGAATATGACTGAAATCCTTACCCGCCTAGAAGTAAATTGCGAAACTGGCGAAACCATCGAGATTCCTCTAACTGAGGCTGAACTCCTCCAGCGCGAGGCTGATGCTGTCGCTTATGCGGAAGCCAAGGCTATCCAGGATGCGGAAGCAGAAGCTAAGGCAACCGCCAAGGCTGAAGCCATTGCTGCTCTTGTAGCCCTCGGTCTAACCGAAGCTCAGATTACTGCACTAACCGCCTGATAAACTGTTATCAACCGCAACCCTGAAAGAACTCTGATGGCTGAAACCACCGACCGCGAACTGCTCATCACCATTGTCAAAGATTTGACTGAGGTGAAAAC